CACCGAGCAACGCTTGACTTTCCATCCAGGTCCATTCAATGTGTTGGCTTCGCCGAATCCTGATGTGGTTGCTAAGACAGTTCGAGAATTGAATTGTCATTCTCATATTTTCGACTTTCTGTCACCGCATGCTCCGCCAACATGGATGTTAATCTTGTTCTCCCAAGAGGGCTCAAATCCCATCAAGTCGAAAATACGCGAATGACAATTCAATTCTCGAACTGTCTTAGCGACCACATCGGGGTTTGGCGAAGCCAAAACATTGAATGGGCCTGGGTGGAAAGTCAAGCGTTGCTGTCTTCAATCTCGTAACCATGAATCATGTGCGAGTAGAATGGAAACATTTCACTACTCATCCGATAGAGTCGATAACCTTGCTCGGCATTCCACTCTAAAACCGTTTGCAAAGCATCAAGATTCCCGATAATCAATTCGGCTAGATACTCTAAGCCCTGCTCCTCCAACGTCTTGAGTCGTAGGGTTCGGTTCGTACAAACGCCTTGAAGGTCAGATAACGTTTGATTAATGCAGGCATATCCAAGATGGTTTCGACGCATGTTACGCCCACTACTAACTAGGTTATAAGGGTTTCGTGTCAATGAACCATTCTTCGTAAATGTATTCTTCGTTTTCAAGACGTAATTTCAATTCATCCATCTAATCGCCCCGTGGTAGGAAACTGAAAATATGCTTGATGACATCAACTGTCCAACCATTACCAATCGCTTTGCGACGTTGAGCAGGACTGATACCTTCGGTGTAGCCGACAGGTAAAGTTTGTAATCGTTCTAGTTCTGTGAGGGTTAATTTTCGGTATCGGCCTTGCGAATCAACTACCCAATCTAATTGTGACGGAGTCGCCACAATGCAATTCGACTTCCCTGAACGATGAGGCAAGTAGATTTTATATTTCGCTCCACGAGGAGTGGTATCTCGGCCAAGCAATTTACGCAAACGACGACGTTCCGCTTTGCCTTCCTCGGTACGAGACTCGTAAAATGTGTAAGGGAATCCATCACCTTCAATGCGAATCGTTTTACCATTTGCGGCTAAGCGGTCTCCATACTGTTTATCTTCATTTTCCGCGACAACCTCTAAAACATCCGCTAACGAAATGCCTGCGTCATCGGGTTGTCGGGAGACAGGAATATTAGTCCAATAATATCGTCTTCGATACTGACCCGAAACTAGGGCGGAATTGATTTCAATAGGCTCAACTCCGAGCGTTTCCGTGATAATATCACGCCAAGAGGCTCGCATTTTGACATTTTCTAACAGGAAATAACGAGGCTTGACTGCTTTAAGGATGCGAACAAATTCCCAAAACAATTTGCTTTTCCCATCGAAACCCGAACCGTCTCCTGCCACACTGAAACTTTGACACGGAGAGCCGCCAATCAAAAGGTCTATTTCAGGAAGTTCCGAAGGGTCTAAATCTATAATGTCTCCGAGTTGAACGGTATCAGGATATCGAGATTGAGTAACCTTAATGGTGTGTTTATCAATCTCCGAGGCAAAATACTGTTTAATGGTAATTCCTGCTCGTTCGAGTGCAATTTGACCGCAAGAAATGCCGTCGAAAAGACTTAAAACAGTTAGTCCTGTCATGACTTCAACCCCTGGCAGATGTGAGCAATAATGTCGACAGTCCAACCGTTGCCAACCGTTTTATATCGTTGTGAGTTTGAAATTGAAACTGTCTTTTCATTCATGATACCTTTTGCCGTGTAATTGTCGGCTAATGTTTGGACACGTTCACATTCAAGTGGAGTTAGTCTTCGCATAACATGGTCGGAGTCTACCGAACCTATCATGACTTTCGGTTGACGATTGCCTCCTTGCATCGTAGTAAGTGTCGGACACTTGTAATCAGAAGAGTAAACGCGCTTTTCAGATTGATTAATATTGATGTGAACGTCGGCAACATGGCCTGTCTGTTTACCTGTGTAGTCAGCCCCAACACGATAGTAAAGAGATTCCGCCACAGGTTCAGATTCAAGAATATCATTCATAGTTAAACCTAGGTCGTTCGGTTGAGTTACTTTGGGAATATTTGTCCAATAAAGACGTTCACGATTTTGGGCTGAAAGTAATGCGGAATTGATAAGTACAGGTTCAATTTGAATTAAATCCGTTAGGAAAGTTCGGAATTGTTGCTTCATTTTAACGTTTTCAAATAAGAATTGAACATCGGGATTCGCTTGCCTCACCTGCTCTAAAATCCTTAGCATGGGATAAACTAACTGCCCTCGAGCATCTTCAATCCCATTTAAATGTCCATTAACCGACCAAGATTGACACGGAAATCCGCCAAGAATTAAATCGATTTGAGAGAAATCAATCTCCCAAGATTCCCAAGTCGTGATATCGCCCAGTTTAATGTTATTGGGGAAATGATAATCACTAATCGCAATAGCGTATTTATCTATTTCCGAAGTGTAGTATGTGGCAATCGGAATACCGAGACGCTCTAAGGCCACACGACCACAGGAAATACCATCGAATAAACTTAGCACAGTTAAGGGTCTCATGACTTCAACCCCTGGAAGATATGAGCAATGACATCAATAGTCCAACCATCGCCAATCAAATCAGTCGCTTTCGACTTGATAACAGGAAATTCATACCAATCGGGAATAGTTTGAAGTCGCTTGTATTCGTCTAGGGTAAGGTCACGAATACGGCCATCACGGTTCGTGACGAATTGAGTATTCCAAGCCGCGTAACCTCTCGCCGTAATCGGCATAGATTTCTCACCATCTAAACGCACCCACATTGAACCGTCTTTCTTTTTATCAATGAATGCTTGTTTCTTTTCCGACATATTTTCCTCGGGTACTGCTGTACGGTCGACGACATCGTTTAAAACGATGTTAAGGTCTTCAGGTTGCGTTACACCAGGTATATTCGTCCAATAATAGCGACGTCGATGTTGGGCTGAGACGAGGTCGGAGTTTATCAAAATAGGTTCGACTCCGAGTATCTCGGTGATAAGGTCTCGGTCAGCATTTCGCATACTCGCTACATTTTCAAGCAGGAAATACTTCGGTTTCAATTCCTTGAGCAAACGAACATATTCAAAGAATAAAATGCTTTTAGAGCCTTCTAAGCCTTCTCGACTTTGACCAAGAATCGTCAAATCTTGACACGGTGAGCCACCAATTAAAAGGTCTATCTTCGGTAAGTCGGATTTAGTTAGTTTCGTCACATCTCCAACTTGAATAGTCTCGGGGAAATTGTGTTGCGTGACGGCAATGGCATGAGGTTTGATTTCACTAGCATAGTAATTCTTGAATGAAATGCCTGCTCGCTTGAGGGCGAGTTGCCCTCCCGACATACCATCAAACAAACTCAAAACATTCTCGATTTCCATACTGCACCATTACTCCTTCACATACTTAATGTTTCTGGTCATAGTGTGCCGTAATAAACGTATTGGTCTACCTCAACATCGCCTTGGAAAAAGAACTTGTAACGGTCAATGCCTTTGGCTAATTTCTCTTGACCTGCTTCGATAAATTCGGGAGAACACTCGTAAACGGCAATGTCTCGAGTCTTCTTGTCAATACACAAGAAAATGAATTCCTCAGCATCAGGAAACAGTTCAAGATAAAGAGCGGCTTGCAAATCATACGAGTATTTTCGAGCCGAATACGGAAACTTTTGAATTTCCGTGGTCGTCTTGATATCAATAATTTGCTTACCTTTCTTGATGTCTGCCTTACCTCTAAAGGCCAATCCTTCAATCATGGCAATAGCAGGGACTTCGAATTCCGCCCCTTCTAGGAATGAAGCCGCCTCGGTATTGGCCAAAAGCACTTCGGCCAATAATTCGGCGTTATCAACTTCGGGACGAGTGTAAACTTCTCCGAACTCTGCTACGGCCGCTTTGTAAGTCTTAGTATTCTTAGAAGCCACTTCTACGATATGCAAGGCATCAAACTTCTCAGGTTCGAGAAGTCGCCAGTGAAACAACTTACCATCTCGCAAAGCCTGGCTTGATTCATCACCACCAAGTAGTCTAGCAACATATTGCTTCGGAGACGACAGTAGTAACTTCAAATTACTACTGCTCAAGGCGTGTTGTCCTAGGTAGCCGTAATAGAAGTCATCATCGAGCATCTTGACAAGCAAGTCTTCTTTATCGTGTTCTTCGCCGTCAAAAGTCGTAATTATCGTCATCGAAAACACATCAGTTAGTTTACCTATATAAGTCTAAGCAGGGTAGAGCAGTTTTTCAACATGCTCAGGTTTAGAACCAACCACGGCGGATGTAAATTGGTTCAAGGGGTATGGTGTGTAAGTATCACGCCCAACTCGGGGTTTCGTCGTCCCAACCTTCGTCATCAGTAACTTGGTTGATGTAATCAGAGGGCACACGAACGGTCACCGTATCGTCCTCATCAGATAGGGTGCACTCTTCACAATCGCACAGATTGTCCGCAAACAATTCCCAATGCGCTTGAATGGCTTCATCATCTGTGATGCCTGTGGCTTGAGTCATCATCGTACGAAACAAAGTGAATCTATCGATATACTGAGTCATCTTCATCATCCAATATTGGTCAGGAGTCATGCCTTCACCTCCGTAGCGTATAGTGAGAGAGCCGAAAACACAACTAGATTACCTCCAATTGCATTCACTGCTGTCATCGTCCATTCTTCGGAAGCAATAGATTGCCCCATTTCATACATTTGCAAAAGGCCAAATGCGAACAAAAGCCACACCATAGCCATCATACCAACCTTCCAGTTCGTCATGTTTACTACTACGAGGCATCACCTATATAAGTCGTTTGGTTAACCGTCTCAATTATGAGTGAAAAACACCCATCGAGACAAGTCTGCCGTAATGATGCCTTCATCGATTTGTTTAAGGAATGTCTTCAAATCATCAAAGGAATCAAACATGAAGTTGAAATTCATGATGCCAAACAACCAGTTAGGGGCTTTCTTCTTACCACCTTCAATAACGACTAAAGTTGGCTTACGTTGTTGTAAGGCATTAATCAACTCATGATATGTACCACACATCGGAGTTTCAGGGTCGAGATAAACAATGACTCCATCAGATACATCAACCATTCGCAAATCAACGTGAACGATATCTCGCATTTGTTGAGTTAACTCGAAGTATCGACCCGATTCCTTCAATTCCATCATCTTTTGCTTTTCGCCTTCGATTTCTTTGTAAGCGGAGTAAGCAATCGGCTTATCACAAGGGTCTAAGACCTTAATCTTACGTCGCTTAAGCCACGGCGTAAGGGCACGACGCCATCCAACTCCATCATCCTTAGCAGCGTCAATCGGACCTGCTAGGTAAAATCTCAATCCGTCTAGTTTATTCATTTTCTTCACAGTTTTCTTATCCATATCTGCCACCAACTCGTCGATGAATTTGTCATCGTCCATGTCTGTCATAATCACTCGTAATCGGTGATACCCTTATAAAGGCTTTAGTAGAGTTGCAATTGAGAGGTAATCTTTTCAATCTTCGATTTAGAACCAGGGCCTAAAACAACAACGGTTAATGAACCTGCAGGAATTTCAGTTAAACCTGCATCACGAATCTCTAAAGATTGAATACGACGCTTAGTCGCCTTTTGCTGTAAGTCGCCTAAAACCTCTAATGAATCAGTTTGCAAACAAATCTTGCGACCGCCTTGTTGTAACCATTGTGTTAAAACCTCTGACCTAAAGGCTTCGGCCTGTAAGGCAGCCTGCACTGCTCCGTGAGCCACTTGAGCGGCTGTTTTTCCTGCCGACATCTTCAATTTGGAGTTGATGATAATAGCCATCGTATACTCAGACATTCCCGTCGCCTCCATACATTACGAGGTAACACACCTATTTAACTATTATCTTTAAGTAACAAGGCAAATAATTCAAAGATTATGGGCTTGATGCTAAGTCAATTGTATCTCGAGACATTCATCGAATTCTACGACTTAGTAAAACGCACTCAACAGGAAGGTATTGAATTCGAGCCTCTCGTCGAGATAGCAGGATTTGACAGATTAAGCGGCTGGATAACGAGACCTTCTAAACGATTAACCAACGTAAATGAGTTTGGTGATGTCACAGGCGATAGGTGGGTGCCTAATTATGATGTAGATTGGGAAAATCCAAACATAAGTCATTTCGAAGGAAGGATTCCTAACGAAGACGCTTTCATATGGTGGAATGTCTTTATTCGATTATGTCTCTTCACCCCAGGTGAGGGATACCCATCCTTAAAGATGAGGGTGCACCCGAAAGGGTATGGTACAGAAAATTGATGGGATTATGCCAAGAGTGGAAACAATTCCTTGCTAGAGATTGGTATCCACCAGGATTAAACGGAGAAATGATTAAAATTTTAAATAACATCTTTGTTTTTGGAGGTGATAAAATTCCTGTCTACATTACACATGACGACTGGAACCGCTTCGTCAAAACCGAAATAGGATGGAAGAAAAATGATGAACCGTGGAGAAGTCAATTCTCTCCTTGGCAATGGGACTGGGCTTGGTGTGACGATTTTTCGACCTCCAGTAGCATTACGAGACAGTATGTCTTTATGTCGGAAATACAACTTACATATGATTATGAGTTAAGCGAGTCAGACTTCTCTCGAATGGCTCGTGAAGTTCTCGAAACTCTACTACAGGCTCGAAATCCCAATCCTGTCCGTAGTTTAAATTATCCAAGAGGTCTGTAATTACTCTTCACAACAAGGATTAGGACAACTCACTTTGTCTCGATTCCAAAACGTTCGTAAACTATGAAACAGAATATTTCCAAAAACAACTGAAAATATAGATAAGACGATAAAAATAGGAATGGTATCAACAGCATTCAAATAAATCACTCTTCTTCAGATTGTCCTAATCCGACAAGATTGGCTTGGTCTTTAGAAACCTTCTTCATTAATTCCGAAATGGGTTCGGATGCATCATCTATATCGGCAAAACCATCTAAAACAGATTCATAACGAGGCTCTAAACTTAGTTTCATGTCGCAAGTACCAAACCTTTGGTCACCCCATACAACTAACCTTCTTAAAGGGACGAAAATCGGAGAAGTAATTCGAGATAAAAGTCGTCTCCAAGCCATATCTAATCATCTCTAAGTGCAAAATGTGCTACTAGTCCAATCAATACTAATCCTGCTGAAAAATAAAGAAATTCTTCCATTGTCACGTAAATCACCTTCGCTTCCAAGATTTAGCACTCGTTTGTCGTAGCCGAGGAGGATAGAACCAACCAATAACTGTGTCTTCACCGCCTCCTTTAGTTCTCTCCCATGCTTGGACTCCATTCGTCCAACTTCCTTTCGACCTGTTTGAAGGAACGCAGTCTAAAGCCTGCACTTTCAATTCAGGGTGGTCTTGCACATACATCTTTTTGATTCTTCCAATTCGATGAGTCATCTTTTTCAACTCCTATCTAAGCGGTGGCTTCACACCTATATGAATCTTCGCATTCGCGGAAATAGTCGACGACTTCTTGCACTTGACTAGGGCTATAAACCCAAAAGTCGTTCGGCAATGTGCGACCAGTCTTTCTGTCAATCGTCAATCGATAGTCTGAAATGAACTTACCCGAACCCTCCTCGGCAAGGGGTGTCTTTTTCGCCATGGCAGCGAATTTATGGGCTCGTCGAGTGTTGGTATAAGTGTGAAGTCGGACTACGACAGGATGATTTACCGATTCAATCAAAAAGTCGGTTTTCTTTTGCGTGTCGGTTTCTACCGAGTTATCAACTTTGGCAATGTCTTGGAAAACCGCTTTTAAAAGTAGATTCAAGTGTGTCTCTCGAACAAATGAAGGTAAAGAACGCTTAGCACGTGCTTTGACACCTGCTTCGATATTGGGTGAGACTCCACTGATAATGCAAGCCTGCCAAAAGGAATCCGCAAACGACTGCAAATCGGGTGGAAGTCCTGTTTCGGCCAACATAGTTTCATAATGTTGTCTCATTAAGGGCAACCTGGCTCTTTCGGCTCGCCAGTCACGAACCGAATCGAATTTCATTTCCCATTTAGCAATTTCAGTTTCAAATGATTCTAAAGTTATCAAGAAATCACCTCAAGCCGTTCCGTTGTAAAAGTTGCCATCATAATATGGATGTTGCGGAGAGTAATCATCGATTTCTCCTGACCCATTGCAGTGAGGACACTTCGTTTTAATTCTTCTAAACGGCCTCTCACGAGGAGAGGGTTCCCAATGGAATGGGGAGTTTTTTCGCTCTAAGGCTTCGACACGACTAGTAAGTCGCTCTACTGCCTTAGTTAATTCTTCGATTAGTTGTTTCTGTGTCTTCTTTTTGTCAGACATAATCTAAGCATCACTATCTTACCTATATAAAGGTTAGAACTAAGCGAAAGACTCGCCACAACCACATGAGGAGGTGGCGTTTGGATTGTTGATGCGGAATCCACCGCCCATTAGTTTATCAACGTAATCAATTTCGATTCCATTAAGCAAATGGCTAGCAACATTTGGAATTAAAACTCGAAAACCTTCATTGGGAACTTTATCACAAAAAACAAATAATTCTTGGCAATCAAATTCTGTACCTTCTATAATTTGTAAATCATACGTGTAACCCGAACAACCACCTGATAAAACGCCAACAAGCAAGGCCATATCTTCATCATCTTGACCTAATCCGACTTCGGCAAGCATCGTTTGGGCGGCATCCGTAATGGTCAAATCAACCTTTATCACCTCGGGAGTTTCTACAATCAAAGGATTAGCCACTTCACAAGTTCCACAGTCCATAGTATCACCTACGCGTTACTACTATTTAATGAATCCCACAGGTAAATTGACTCACCCGTAGGTTCGTCTTTAATGACGACTTCTTCGACAGTCTCTTCAAATTCCTCTACTTCTTCGACTACAGGCGCAGGAATGGTGCGATGAGTGTCGCTCCAACAAACAGGGCATAAGTGTAAATGTTGCACTTCTTTACCTGCCGTGAATCTAAAGACTCTCTCGCCTTCGATTTCACAAGTATCAGATTTAGCATTCATCCATTTATCGGACCAAGAACGAAAAGGTTCACCACAAACATACGGATGATTACCAGATAAATTCATGTCGTACTCACGACGATGCATTAGTTTCGGAATCCCACGCCATCCCATGCGAATCACTCCTTATCGACGTAATCAACATGGTCTTTAGGCAAACGATGTTGGCGACGAACGCACAAATTGTGAATCAACTTAGCGGCCGATTCTAGCCCTTGAGAGAATCTTTTTTCAGCCACGTCGTCACCAGATGGGACCATGCTTTCTTTAACTTCACTAACATCAATATGCTTTAGGAGGTGCATAAAGATTTCATACTCTACGTGAGGGACAGTCTTTGCTCTCATATTACGAGATAAGTCACACACCCTTATCAAGGCTTCGGTGGTTCGATTCGAGAATAGTCTTGTAATGGAACGTTAACTATCATGTTAAGAATTTGTTGACCAGTGTATTTTTGATTATTAGATTGAGCCACAAACGTGTTAAAATTCTTAGCCACTAATTGTCCTACCACGAAAGGATGCGTTATCCAGTGAATCTTAACGTAATTTGATTCCTCAACTAAGAATAAAACATCAGATGTGGAATCAATCCAAAAAACAGTGTGAAACGGCATCGGAAATCACTCCGATTGTGTGTAAACATCACCATTTTCAGCGATTTTATCGTCTTCATAAGGTGCAGCGACACGGCGATACAATTCTAGTTTAGCACACTCTAAAGCACCAATAATAGCATTTAAATTTTTATATCGAACACCTTGGCGAGACAAAGTTCTATCAATGATGGCGGAAATAAGGTAGTTTAAATCACCTACTGGATAAAATCCGTCAATTCCTTGCTCGTTCAAGCGATTAACAATTTCAGCAATTGCCGATTCATATCGATTCCTATCGAC